GTGCCAGCGGGGTCGGTGCCATCTGCGACGGCTTCAGCGCCGCAAGCAGAGCCTGCACCGCCTGCACGTTCGCAACCTGCAGCGGCGACGGGCTGTCTGCCGTCATCTTCGGTTCGTCGGCAAGTTCCGGCGCACCGATCACGCGACGGCCCCACGCTTCGTCGTCCGGCCCCTTCGACAGCAGCCCCGACTGCACGCCCTGCACGTACGCCGTCCACCCACCGATCCCCGTCGTCATCTCCGCTGACTGCACCTGCACGCGCGGCAGCTTGCCGTCGTAGCCGACCGCCTGGGCGAGCCACTGAAACATCCCCCGCGACGACCGGTCGAAGACGCTGTTGAGCCACGCCTTCGCCTTGCGGCCGCCAGCGTCGTCTAGCGTCTCTGCCATCGCACGCGACCCGAACTGACTGATGCCCGCCAGCGGTGCGTTCAACTTCTTCTCGATCTGGCGATCCCAATACTCCAACTGCGCGATGACGTCAGGCGGCGACCCCGATGGGTACTTCATGTCGACTTCGACCGCCTGCGGCCGCAGGATGTATTTGCGCTGGCCGTCCTGAAACTGCTGCGCGAACGTGTTGAACGCCGCGATGTCGTCGTCTGACGCGTTCGGCTGATAGGCGATGTCGAGGAAGCCCCACGACATCTGGTTGTAGACGCCCGCGTTGACCGCGATCTGCTTCCAGAGTTCGAACGGCTGCACGCAGTCACGCAGCAGCGACCGACCTTCGAACTCGCCCGACCCGGCGAACCCGTGCACGGTGTGCACCAGGTCGATCGCGTCGATGTCGTCGTAGCCGTTCGGCGTGCTGAAGCGGACGCCGCCGAGCAGGTAGCCGTTCGGCTTCCAGAGCATGACCGCGTTGTGCGCCACCGGGTACCACTCGACAGCACCGTCGCCGATCATTCGCGGCAGCATCAACCCGAACCCCATGAAGGCGTCAAGCAGAGGGTAGGCCCACAGCGCCGCCTGCCCCTCGATCATCCCGTCGTAGACCACCGCGTCGTCGATGACAGCAGACTCGCACAGCCGCATGAAGGCCTCGGCGTCAGCGTCGGGCTTGTCGCGGTGTGGCCAGACCACCTCCTTCGGCAGCGCGGCCCCCTCCGTGATCGCCCAATACACCGCCGCCGCGATGCCGACGTGCGTCTGCATCATCTCTTGAAACTTGCCCTGCAGGCCTGCGACGCCGCGCCGGTCCATAGGCACGAACGACAGGTTGGCGTCAGCGTCGGGCAGGCCTCCCCTGAAGTTTCGCGCGCCGATGATGTTCGTGCGCTCCGCCACCTGCTGCCCGCTGATGACGTTGCCCCGGCTGTCGACGATCGGTCTTACCATGTTCGATCCCTGCGTGAAGTCGACGGCGCCCCTAGCGGCAACCGGCGAACTGCTTGACTGATTCCCATCCGCTCGGCGCCATACCACGCCAGCGCGTGCGCGCACACCGTGTCGTCGTGCGACCCTGACGGCGCCCCATACACGACCCGGTTCGCCTTGACGTCGTATTCGAACGCCTCCAGTTCGGCACGGTGCGGCCCGTCAAGCACCGTCGTGCGCCCCTGCTGCAGTGCCAGGGCAAGCCCTTCCATCAACCCCTGCTTGCTCGCGCTGCTGAAGATGAAGGGTTCGCACCACACCTTCGCCGCGACCAGCTGATCGCCGACCGCGTCGCCCACTCCCGTCGCGTCGTAGAAGACGCACGACTTCGACTGGCGACCGACAGCTGCGACCACCGCGTCGACCAGCGCCCCGTAGGACAGCCCGTGCCAGCGGTGCAGCGCTGCGACGTGCCGCGCGTGGTCTAGCCCGATCAGCACCGCGAAGTCGCGCTTGCGGGCGATGTCTAGCCCCCACACCGCGACCTGCCCGCCCGTAGCCTTGCCGTTGCACAACTCGCACGCCGACCGGATCGCGTCGATGCCGAAGGGATTCGCCCCGTCGTCAGCCGGTTCGCAGTAGTAGAGTTCGCGGAAGATGGCGTCGGGCAGCGACCGCCGCGCCATGTCAACGTCGGCGGCGTCGAACACACCCGCAGCGACCGCGTCGTCAGCCGTGATCCGATGGTAGCCGAAGCCCGCCTCACCCGATTCGCCACGGCGCGACCACTGGTAGTGTCGGTTCGCCCGACCCCGCACGTTGCCGATCAGCCGCAGCGGCCCCCGCGTGCGCGTCGTCGTCGAGTAGACCGCATCGACCGCATCGTCCTTCATGCGGGAGGCCTCGTCTAGCACCGCGCTGCTGACCGCCGACCCGTACAGGTTGTCGGGCTTGTCTGCCGACCTGAACGACCAGCGACGTTCGCCCGGCCCGACGATCGCCCGCTCTGACAGCACCTGCCGAAAGCCCGGCTGACCGCGCAGCAGCGACCACGCCAGGCGATAGGCCATCATCGACTGCTCGTAGACGGGCGCGACCCACCAGTGCTCGGCGTCGGGCGGCCCTGACATCATCTGCCCGATCTGCCACACAAGACAGCCTAGCGTTTTGCCTGCCTTCGTCGTCGATTCGATGCACACCACCCGTCGCGGGTCGCAGACCGCCGCCCGCTGCTTCGCGTACAGGGCAGGCAGCACGAACGGCACGGCGTGCGCCGCTACCGTCACAGCGGATGCTCTTCGTCCGCGCCGTCATCATGCGCTGGCGGCGCCGTGACGCCATCGATTCGTTGCACCATCGGGATCTGCACCGTGTACGCTAGGGGCGCGCCGCCTGTCGTCAGGTCGACTGCCTTGCGGGTGGCAGCGTCAAGCCCGAGCAGCTTCGCCCGCCTCTCTTCGACCCGCAGCGCTGCTTCGACGGCGCGTTCGTTGCCGTTGCGAACCTTCTCCCACAACGCCAGCAGCATCCGATCAAGCCGGGCGATCTGTTCGGTGGTCGCCTCGCCTGCGATGTCCTTCGTGGCCGTGACCGCGTCTTCGCGTGCGGACGCCAGCAGCCGTGACACGACCGACTGCGAGATGTTCAGCCTAGTGCCGATCTGCATCTGCGTCATGCCTGCGACCCGCAGTTCCCATGCCCGGTGCTGCAGGTCGATCTTCTGTTCGCGCGTGAAACTCACGACGACACGTTATCGGAGAGCGTCGGGATCAGAGTTGCACTGTCCCTTGCGATTGGAATCGCCGTGCCGCTGACAGCACTTCCGACGCGTTTGGGGTATGGTTGACGTAGCTTCTCTACCTGCTCGCGCATCGACTTGTCGAGAGGCAGCAAGTAGCGATGTTTGCCCGATGAGATCCGACTAGGCAAAGCTTGATAATTTTGCACTTTTCGACTGCCGCCAAACGCGCCACCAGAGATCTCGCGCGAATGTTTCCATCTGCCTTCATGAAACCGTTGCAGCGAATCGACGCTGCAACCTGTGTAGATCCATCCGTTTGCTTGATAGATGCCGCCATGATGGCTTCTGTCCGGATCTGCAAACGACACAACAAGTCGCATTCCAGGACAGTGACGATGCATGAACTTTGTTGCGATTGCCATGATGCGCGAGACTGGCGTGCTGTGCTGTCGCAACGCAATGCGCGTGAGTTCGCAAACTTCTGTCTGCGTCAATTCGTATGCGTTGCCGAGTGTCGGCGAAGCGCCTCGACTAAACAACACAACGCCGACAAACTTGCCTGCTTCCCACACTCCAATTTTGACAAGCGGACCGACAGGGAGCCGCTGCGAATAGTGCCAATGCTCAACAGCAAACTTTGCAGCTTCATGCGTTGCCCAATCGATCTTGAGTTCACTTGAATGCATGACCGCACTTCGGGCAAATGTGAGGTTTGATCTCGTCAAGCTTGCCTTGATCACTTTCTGCGCCCGGTGCAAAGTCAACGTCAAGGGCAGGCAGTTCGTCGAAACCGACGAGCGCTAGGTCGAACCCATCGTCACGGATCGATCGCAGTTCTTCAGTCAGCATCGCATCGTCCCAGCCTGCGTTCATCGCCAGCTGATTGTCAGCAAGCACGTAGGCCCTGCGCTTCGTTTCCGTCCACCCCGTGACGTCGATGACTGGCACGCAGCCTGCAGGGATGTCTTCGCCGTTCGGCAGGTTCAGAACGCGGCCCTGACCGTACAGCAGTCGCGCTGCCGCTAGTCGACCGTGACCGGCGACGATGCCCTTCGCATCGGCAAGAATCGGATTAGTCCACCCCCATTCAACGATCGATGCCGCCAACTGCGCGACCTGCGCGTCGCTGTGCGTCCGAGCATTGCGGGCATAAGGCACCAGCTGCGCGACCTCGATGAACGCGGCAGGTATGTCGCGCGAGGTATGCTGGGAGCCTTCAGACCCCCGCTTCGGTATCTTTGCAGCTTCAGTCATGACCACCTCTCCACTGCTGCCCTAGCCCTAGCATCGCCGTTGCGTCAAGCAGGGCGTGGCGGTATGCCAGGGGGGCGCAAGCATGTCGATCCCTTCACCTTCGACTTCACAGCGGGCTTGCGGGGGGCGTAGCCTTCACTGCACGGTCGCCCCCACTATGGCACCCCGTGCAGTCACCCCTGCGCGCTGTAGCGGTAACAGGAGTAACAGGGGGGCTGTTACCACCAACCTATTGAAATGCAACGCGAATGCGGTCAAAGTAACAGGTAACAGGCAAAAACGAACCCCTATGTGTTTTGAGAAGGTCAGTGATCGATCGATCTGACCGTCGAAGTTTTTCGATCGATCGAATGCTCGCGCGTATAGACCCTAGTTTTTACCTGTTACCTGTTACTTTGCCTCTTTTTGCCTTTCGTTTGGCGAAC